GAGCAGCAGCCGAACAACGAGTAGAAGCTGATGTTGCAAAGCGTGAAGAAGTTGAAAAACTTGCAGAGCAAAAGCGGGAAGATATTTCACAGGCATTAGAAGCAAGAACACAAAGACGCGGTATGCGTGGTGGTGCTGGTCGTCGTTCCTTATTCCGCGCTGGTGGCGGTGGATTTCTTGGTAGGTTCAATTACTAATGGACAAGGTAGCAAAGCGTTATATTGAAAAGTACCAGAAGGCGAAAGCCTTTCGGGAACAGTGGGTTCCTCTGTTTGAAGAGTGCTATGAGTACGCTTTGCCGCAGCGTGAATCCTTTTACTATGAAGAACATGGACAGCGTAGAGATGAGAAAATCTTTGACGAGACTGCTGTTGTGGGCGTTCAAGAGTTTGCAAGCCGCCTACAGTCAGGCATTGTTCCAAACTATGCGCGTTGGGCAGACTTAATATCAGGCAGTGAAATACCCCCAGAGCAACGAGAAGCAATTGATAATGAGTTGGATGAAGTTACCGAGTATGTGTTTGAGGTACTTCAGAACTCAAACTTTAGCCAAGAAGTCCATGAATCCTTCATGGATTTGGCTGTCGGGACTGGTATTTTGTGCGTCGAGGAAGGCGATTCACTAAACCCAGTAAACTTTTCTGCAATACCCCTACCCCATGTCGTACTTGATACCGGCCCCGACGACAGAATAGATCACGTATTCCGTGAGCGTAAGAAGGTTAAGTTTGACCATTTGCCTTTGATGTTTCCGAATGGAACCTTTGATAACAAGGTTACTTCGCAAATGGGAGCAAACAGAGAGACAACTGTTCTTGAAATAGTTTGCCGTGACTACTCAACAAAGAATGAAGAAGCCTATCTGCACTATGCAATCTGTATGACAACAGAAACTGTGCTGCATTATAAGAAATTAAGTGGCGTTGGGTCTAATCCATTTGTTTGCTTTAGATGGTCTAAGTGCGCTGGTGAGGTTTATGGACGTGGACCGCTTTTAAATGCCCTGTCTTCTATTAAAACAACCAACCTTACGATTGAGTTAATCCTTGAAAATGCCCAAATGTCTATATCAGGTATATACCAAATGGAGGATGATGGTGTCATTAATCCAGATACCATTAACTTAGTGCCGGGGACTATAATACCAAAGGCTATGGGGTCTGCTGGATTGCAACCTATTCAAGCTGCTGGTCGCTTTGATGTAGCGCAACTTGTGTTGAGTGACATGCGATTGAATATTAAACGCGCACTTTACAACGATATGTTGGGGAATCCTGATCGCACTCCTGCGACTGCAACTGAGATTGCAGAAAGAATGGCTGATCTTTCCAGAAGAATGGGTGCTGCATTTGGTAGATTGCAAGCTGAATTGGTTCAGCCTGTCTTGCAGCGTGTTATTTACATTCTCAAGAAACAAGGGCGCATTGAGGTTCCGACTATAAATGGTCGTGAGGTTAAGGTTCGCTCTGTATCTCCGCTTGCTCAAGCGCAAGCCAATCAGGATATTTCTAGTGTTGCTAGGTTTATTGAGATGGTTGGCACTGGCTTTGGGCCAGAGATGTTGCAGCTACTTATTGATGGTGAGCAGACAGCTATTTACCTTGCTAAGAAATTTGGTGTGCCAGAGAGCTTGATTCGTGACGAAGAACAGCGTAGACAGATAGCTGCGTTAGCGCAGCAACTGGCACAACAACAGCAAGGTATGCCCATTGAGCAACAAGGTTAATATTGGAATAGACGGTATTCAGCGTAGTTCGGACAGAGATGTCCAGATAAGTCAGAATATTGCCCAGATATTTTCTAGCGCAACAGGTCAAGAGGTTTTGAAATACTTTCGATCCGTTACCATTGAGTTGGTAAACGGTCCGAATATTTCTACGGAAGAGCTTCGTCATCTTGAGGGCCAGCGTTATTTTGTGGGAATGATTGAGCAAAGGATTGCTCATGCACATAGGAGTAAAAACAAATGAGTGAAGAAGCAGCACAGGTAGCAGAAGCCGATGGGCGTGATTTTGTAACTCAGGAAGACGTTGAGCAAACAGCAGCCCCCTCAAGACCAGAGTGGTTGCCAGAGAAATACAATAGCGGAGAAGACCTAGCCAAAGCATACAAGGAGCTTGAATCCAAACTTGGCACTAAGGAAGAAGACATTCGCAGCAGAATCATGGAAGAAATACAGTCCCAAGCATTTAGCGACAGGCCAGAAAGTGCTGGCGATTACCAGCTTCCAGAATCTATAGATGATTCTGCTGCTGTAGATAACAAGCTGCTATCTTGGTGGGCCGAGCATTCTTTTGAGAATGGATACTCTCAGGAAGAATTTGAGCAGGGCATTGCCATGTATGCTGAAACAATGAATGGCTCAATGCCTGACATTGAGGCAGAAGCAAAAATGCTGGGTGATAATGCAGATCAGCGTATTGAGGCTGCATCTTTGTTTGCCAATAAGTTTTTTCCAGAGGCAGCACTTCCAGCAATAGAAAGAATGTGTGAATCCCATGAGGGTATTATTGCATTAGAAGCTATTATGGAAGCTATGAAGGATGGTTCGTTTGCTGGCAATACTCAGGCAGTAGCAGGAATCAGCGAAAAAGAACTCAGGGAGATGATGAATGACCCAAGATACTGGAAAGACCGCGATCCACACTTCATCAAGCAAGTCACAGATGGCTTCCAACAAATATACAAATGAGGTTAAGATTCTGCAAAGGGGCAAGTATTACCTTACCCCTTTTCTGCCTCATCACATAGAAGAGGTACTTTTAAATCTTAGCCAAGAAAACAAGCGGGAGCTAAAACTTCTAGGGCATCTGGATATAGAAGAAGCTCTGATTGAAATGTATGAATCCTCTGAGTGCTACTTAGCTCGTAAAGAGGGCGAGCCTTTCTTAATGGTGGGTGGTCTTTGGTACAATGAAGATCAAGACTTCCCGCAAATGTTCTCTATGTTTTCTAAAGACTTTGCGGATCACTTTGTGCCAATAGCGCGTGGCTCAAAAATGCTAGTCAACTTCTTTGATAAGACTCAAGACATGATGTCTATGACAATTCTGTCTGATTATGAGTTTATGGTGCAGTGGGCAACATGGCTTGGCTTTGAGGTTCTTGGTGTAATAGAAAGCAATTCTCATAAGTATGTTGAGTTTGTGCGTTGCAATCCCAATAGAAAAAGTGTTTACGATGGCGCATCACGGCCCGTAATGCACTGAAAGGCCCGAAAGGATACCCTTGCTGACGTGAGAGAGCGGACACCCGACGATAAATCTGTAACCTCATAAGGACTGTATAAATGGCTAATACAATTGACCAAGCCTTTATCAAGCAGTTTGAGACAGAAGTTCACATGGCGTATCAGCGTATGGGTTCCAAACTCCGCAACACTGTTCGCTCTTCGAACGTAACTGGCTCAGTTGCTCGTTTCCAAGTAATTGGTAAAGGTACTGCAAGCACTAAATCACGCAATGGTAATGTAACTCCTATGGAGCTTGCGCACACCAATGTCGAAGCAACGATGACAGATCACTACGCTGCCGAGTATATCGACAAGCTGGATGAATTGAAAATCAACATCAATGAGCGTCAAGCTGTAGCACAATCTGCTGCTGCTGCTCTTGGTCGTAAGACTGATGAATTGATTATAACAGCTATGGATGCGACGACTTCATCAGCAATTCACGATACTGGTTCTGCGCTAGAAAAAGCAGACTTGTTGTCACTGTTTGAAACATTTGGCAATGCAGACATTCCAGAAGACGGACAGCGCTATCTTGCTATGTCTCCTGCTGGTTTTGCTGACCTGTATGGAATTACTGAGTTTGCATCTTCTGACTTTGTTGGACCGCAAAATCTGCCGTATGCTGGTGGGATGACAATGAAAGAGTTCTTGGGCTTCAAGATTTTCTCAACGTCTGCTGTTGCTGGTGGTAAGAACTTTGCATACCACACAACTGCTGTTGGGCTTGGTATTAATGCTGATGTTCAGACAGAAGTTAATTACATCGCAGAAAAAGTCTCACACCTTGCAACATCTATGATGTCAATGGGTGCCATAATCATTGATGCCAATGGCGTCTATGAAGTCCTAGACAACAACTAAGGAGTTAGAAAATGGCTTATAGCGCAGCAAATCTTACTCGCCTTGGTGGTGCATCTAATGGTGATCTTTGGCTTTATAGCTCTACCGATGCTATTGGAACTGTAAACACAAGCGGTTATTTTAACGATGCAGCAAACATGCTTGCTGTTCGTGATGTAATCATTGTTTGTGATACAAGCACTCCAACAACAAACTTTGTTAATGTTCTGTCGAACACTGGCACTGTAGTCGATGTTTCAGATGGCACTGCCATTGCTGAAACTGACGGCGACTAATAAGGGAATGGGGGCTTCGGCCCCCATACTGCCATGCCAAGAGTAGCTGATTCCGCATTAGAAGTTGCAACCAACGCTTTATATCTTATTGGCGCAGACGCCATTACTGATTTTACAGCAAATACAGTAGAAGCAAATGTTGCAAATGCTTTGTATGAAGATATAGTTCGCACTTCATTTGCGTCTTTTCGCTGGCGTTTTGCAACTACACAATCCAATCTTACAAGATTAACAACAGCCCCTAAAAGTAAGTTTGACGCTGCTTACCATATACCCTCATCTTGTATTACAGTAATAGGTGCAACTATTAATGATGTTGCAATTAAGTATGATATTTACGGCAACAAAATATTTTGCGATGCAACCGCAACAGACACCGTGGTTTTAGATTATGTTGAAAGGGCGTCTGAATCTGATTGGCCTTCTTATTTTACAACGGCTATTGAGTTTTCTCTTGCTGCATCATTTGCAATTTCGATAGCTAGGGATGCACAGCTTGCTGGTTTAATGGAAGGCAAAGCAGCGCAGTTATTTATGAAAGCTAGGAATATTGATTCACAACAGCAAACAACACGTAAGCTGGTAACATCGAGGTTTATTGCTGAAAGGCGCAGTTGATGCAAAAAGTTAGAGTTGCTCAGAACAGCTTTCAGTTTGGAGAAGTCAGTGATTCATTAGTAATGAGGACTGATACTGCGGTGTATCCTGCATCTGCACAGCGTGTAGAAAATATGCTAGTTACGGCTGAAGGTTCTTTGAAGAAAAGGCAAGGTCTAAAACATATCTATGATTATGGATTAAATTTTGCTTATGCTTCTGAAGCAGAGCTTTCAGTTACCGCCCCTTTTGATATGTTTTTTAAACCTGATGGGCTACGAGTTTATATACCCCGAGCAACTCGCATAGACAGGTATGATTTAACAACTGCTTGGGATATTTCGACAGCATCTTTTAACTCATTTGTCTCAGTTTCTACTCAAGACAATATACCAACAGATGTATTTTTTAAATCTGATGGAACTAAAATGTTTATTTGTGGCGCTCAGAATGATTCAATTTATGAGTATGATTTGTCTACTGAATGGGATATTACTACTGCAAGTTATGTAGCTACAAAGTCAGGTGTTTCAAGCCCAACTGGTTTATTTTTTAAACCTGATGGCACTAAGTTATTTGTTACTTCAGATACTTCTGACACAGTAACAGAATACTCTTTATCTACTGCATTTTCACTTTCTAGCATAACAGGTTCTCAAAGTTTTTCTGTGTCTTCTCAAGACATACTCCCTTGGGGATTGTATTTTAATAATAGCGGAACAAAAATGTATATTGCTGGAAATTCTTCTGACGCTATTTATTTTTACTCACTTTCAACTGCTTGGGATATTTCTACCGCATCTTATGACAATACGTTTATTTCAGTGGTTGCAGAAAGCACTTCTCCAGAAGGTGTTTTTTTTAAGCCTGATAATTCTTATATGTATGTTGCAGATTCCAGCAAAAATAAAATCTTTCAATATTCACTCTCTAGTTATTTAGAACAATCTCATTTATTTCCTTTTATTTTTGATCAGAATGAAGAGTATGTTATTTCCATTGAAGATGCTAAGATTAGATGTTTTAGGCTTTTAACAGATGGGACAGTAAGTCTTGTTGCAACTATTACAGCCGATACTAGCGCAGCCGCCTTGCCATTTGATAGGACTTATTTAAAACAATATACAGTCGCGCAACGTGGCGATGTCATGTGGATATGCCATCCATTGTTCGCGCCTAGATTGCTAACAAGAACCAGTCTAACTACATTTGAAATAAGCACTTACACTTTTGATCAGCGACTAGATAGCAGCGTTACTTTTCAGCCTTACTCTAAGTTTCAAAGCCAAGGGGTAACACTTGACCCTAGCGCAACAACTGGCACTGGAATTACTTTAACTACAAGCGCTGATTATTGGGATACGACAGGAACGCAAACTGCTGGTAATTATCTGGATTCTTTGCACGTTGGTGTAATTGTAAGATACAGTGGAAATGAAATTGAAATAACCAGTGTTCAATCTGCTACTCAAGCAACTGGCGATGTTGTTGATGAACTATCAACGCGCTTATCTGTTTTGAATCCACTTCGCACTGATGGTAGTACAGCTAATGTAGAAGTTACTATGTTGGCTCATGGCTTTGCTGGTGGTGAGTCTATTACTATATCAAATGCCTCTGCTGTTGGTGGTATTAATACTGGCAATTTAAATGGCGCTCGAACTGTAAGTGGTATTATTGATGAGAATACATTTACATTTACTGCGGGTGGTTCTGCATCTTCTGCTGAAGATGGTGGGGGTTATGTAACGATTTCAAGCCATTCACCTACGGCAGATTGGGACGAGCAATCATTCTCAGCAAAAAGAGGATACCCTGCTGCTGTTACCTTCCATGAGAACAGGCTTGTTTACGGCGGTACAATAGCTGAACCTGATGCACTTTGGTTTAGTAAGATTGGAGAATACTTTAACTTTGATGTTGGTGAGGCTGCTGATGCTGATTCAATCAATCTTATTGCAGCAACGGGCGATGTAAATGAAATACGCTACTTGACTTCCAATCGTGACTTGCAGGTTTTTACTGCATCAAGCGAGTTATATGTGCCAACATACCTTAACCAAGCCATTACACCAACAAATGCTCAGATTAGAAAGCAAACACCATTTGGTGTTGAGTTTGTAAAGCCAGTTGAGGTTGATGGAGCTACAATATTTTGTGAGTTAAATGGTAGGATTATACGCGAGTATCTTTATACTGATGCAGAAGATGCTTATAGCTCTGTTGCTATTTCTACGATTGCTTCTCATTTAATTGATACGCCAAAGTATGCTGCTGTTGCGCATAGTGGCTTTGGTCTGCCAGATTCTTATGCTGCATTTACCATGAGCAATGGTGAAATGGTTTTGTTTACTTCGAATAGGGCAGAGCGTAGAGCAGCTTGGACTAGAGTAACAACGTCTGGAACTTTTGGTTCTGTTTGTGCCATTGAAGATCGTATATTTGTTAATGTGTATGACTCAGATGGAAACTTGCAACTCTGTGAGTTTGATACTGAAGTTGGCTTAGACTTCTGGCTGTATGGCGCAATATCAAGCAATCTTGTTGATGTAAGTGCGGTATATTCTTCTGGGGATTCTGTTGATGTAATAGCAATCAAGGATTCTACTCAGTATTCTCTTGGTGCATTTACTGTAAATGGAAGCAATCAGGTTGATCTTTCTGCATACTCTGCTGAGAATTACACTCATGCTTATGTGGGTAAGAAGTACACAGCAAAGATAATTACAAATGCGGTTGATGCTTCTATGGGGAATGGCCCTGCAACTGGAACTTCAAGAGGTATTACCAATATTGTTTTAGACTTAAAGAATGCAAACTCAGTCAAGGTAAATAGCAAAAAACCTTCAATGGCTGCTGGCTTTACTGGTAAGAAGGAGTTTCGTTCTTTGGGGTATAGTCGTGATCCGCAAGTTACGATTGAACAAGATGATCCGCTTACTATGCAAGTAAATGGAATAGTTACGGAGTTAATAGTTTAATGGAAGCAACAACAATGCTGGCAATTGCTGGCGGCTTAAAAGCAGCAGGTCAACTTTTTGGTGCTATTGGTCAATCACAATATGCAGAACTTAAAGCATTTAATTTAGGGACTGAAAAAATTTTAGCAAAAGCTCAAGGCATTCAGTCTGCTAGATTAAGAAATGAAGCGTTTAAAGAAGCAAAGGCAATAAACGATACAATATTTTTAAGTGGAAGTGATGAATTAACTACATCACAAGAGGCTTTTTATAAAGGACAGAAAGAAAAAACAGGTGACGATGTAAGTAATATAAATCTTATGACGTTTATGAATCAGTTAAAATACACACAAGAAATACAATCAGAAAAAACAAGAGCTAGAACAACTCTTTTAGCAGGTGTTTTAGCAGCAGGGTCAAGTGGTTTACAGGCTTACGCTGACTACAAGGATACTTAATAATGGCTGGTGTTGTAAGGCAAAAAAGAGAATTTGGCATACAGCCAATTGGTGTAGCAAGAACTTCTGAATCTTCTCAGCCACTTGCTCAGGCTATTATTAGTGGGGCTGATGCTCTTCGAGATAGATATTACGCTCAAGCTGTTGAAACAGCTAAAGAGCGTGGTGCAAGAAAAGTTTCTGAATTAACTCAAGAGCAAATTACTACACTTGATGAAGAAACCAAGCAGCCTATTGGTATGGCTTTGATTGAAGGTATGGGTCGTATTGAGGCTAGTGCGTTTAGGGATCATCTTTTATCTGAATTTGAAACATCTATTAATGATGATATGGCTTCATATGCTGACATATTAATGCAGCGTGTAAGCGGATCACGGAATGCTCCTAAATTATTTGAACAAGCATTTTCAGAATATGCTGCTGGTTTGGGTGAGGATTCTTCTGGGTTTTATAAAGGTGTTATTCGCAAGTATGGCGAACATTATTTGGAGCAAGGAAGAACTAAATTAAAGGTCGCTCAGATTGCTAGACTGCAAGCTGAGGCAAAACAATCAAAAGAAAGACTTCGCCTAAAGGCTTTAGAAAGAGCTTTTAATTTAGGTGCTAAAACAAAAAGCGCATTTATGGACAATCCCAATGTTACTGCTCAGGGGATTGTTGGTGCTATGATTTTAAACGAAGAGATTGATGGAAAGGAAGTTACTTATGCTAATTTAGGTGTTTCTTCTGATGCAGAGCGTAAAAAGTTTAATCAAGATTTCTTGGGAGCTTTTGCACAAGGTCGTTTGCAAGCGGGTATGCAGAACTCAAATGTTGCTTTAGATGCGTTAAAATTGCAACTTTATTTTTTAAATCCTAACAACACAGAGGTTTACAATACTCTTAGCCAAGATTCTAAAGATTTGATTGAATCCATTGAGGCTATTACAACGCCTGACAATATGCTGGACTATATTAAGTTTGGAAATGAGAATGAGGCTACTTTTAGGTCAGGCGCTGCCCTTGGGACTGCTATTGCGGCTGATCGCGAACAAGCCGCAAAAACAGAAAAAGCTGAGCTTAAGCGCAGTATTGAGTTATCTGAAGAAGCAGCAGAAGCAGAAAAAAATCGTAATAGAAGAGTTACGCAAGAGGCATTGGTTCTATTAGAAGATTTAAATGGAATTGGAACTTATAAAAATATAGGTTTTTCTGGTGATCAGCAACTTATTGAAGGCGCTATTTCAAGTTTAAATGGCTACTTGAGTGATTTACAATTTTATCCAGAAGATGATGAAAAGCTAAAGAAAACAAAAGAAGAAATTTTAAAAGCCAGAAGCGCTCTTGCGGCTGGTTTGTTGTCTAAAACTTTAAACGGTATAAATACTTCTAGCGAACCAGCAAAAGAAAGATTAAGCAGAATTAAAGTTGATATAGAAAATGGAACAAATTTTAACCTAGCTCAGTTTCTTCTTGAGAATAACACTCCAGAATATCAAATAGATGTTATACTTACTTCTGTTAATCAAAATAAAACCCAGTTTGGGAAAATATTAGAAGGTTTTATTGAAGGTAAAAAACTTGATATAAGTCAAAAAGACGTTTTAAAAACCAAACAGTTGCAAGAATCTTTTACTAGTGCTTTTGAAACTATTCAGCAAGCAACAAGCTCAGATCAATTAACAAACATAGTTTCTAATTTTGAAAACATAAATAAAGACGCAAAGCCAAACGAACTTCAGCCAAAACTTAGAGAGCTACAAAATGTTGTAAATAAAAAAAGAGATGACTTTAATACAAAAGAATTTAAAACAACTGTTCAACAAACTAAAACAGATAACCTTCCTATTAAAACAAAAGTAAGCAGAGTTGTTTCTGAGGGTAAAAGACTAGGCCAAGATCAATCGGTAGTAGTAGATAATGTTCAAGAAATTCTTAATACCGATGCCTCAAAATCCGTAACCGATACATTTTTATCGCAGTTTCCAATGGATTCTGTTGAACCAAATCAACAACTAATGATTTTAGATGATATAGAATCATGGTTAAGAGGTTCTAAAAAAAGTTTAGAGCAAAGTAGTCCTGAGTTATCTAACTTGTTAGATAGTTTAGTGGGAAAAACCTTTAAAGTTGGCACAGTATCTGTTCAAGCTGATGCAGATTCAATTGCGTCAAGCGTTGGTTCATTTAGAGACAGCTTGCAAGCATCATTAAAATTAAAACAAGAAGAAGACGAAAAATTTAGATTTAAACAAAATTATCTTTCTGGAAATGATGTTCTTGATCCACAAGAAGAATCAACTCAACGTCAAATATCTAATGTAATAACCTCTCAAGTTAAACAAGAAATTCCAAGTAATTTGTTTCTCCTTCCTCAAGATACACTAAGCACTGAACAGTTTCAGATGCTTAACATTATTAAAAACAATCCGAATGCTATGCCTTTTGAGTGGAAAAATAATGTTAACAAAGTTTTAACAGGAACAGCATCATTTGCTGAAGTTGAAGCTCTAATGATTAATGCAAGAGAGTTTTTGTTTACTCCAGTAGGTGATGAAATAAAATTAAGTTATGGAGCATTATCTGCATTAGGTTCTGAAAATGCAAGCAACTTAGAGGTTTTATATTATAACTATGTTGCGACTGATCCAAGATTTAGGCAACAAATGGTTACTGAAACATTGGAAATGTTTAAACAACCAGTAACAAAAGAAATGTTTGAGCAAAAAACAGGAAGTAATTCTCCATTAGAATATTTAAATGATCTTGGAGTGCCATCTCAACTTTATTCTGAGTTTGTTCCGCTTGTTGAAGCTGCCTCTTCTGTATTTAGTAAATCAGTTTTAAAAGAGTTTATTAAACAAAGTTATGAAAAGCGTTTTGCTGCTAATCCAAATACTTACAGTGTATTTACTGGTAGCGAGGTTATGTTGTATAGCCCTTCTTTGGCTTTTGCTAATGAAGGTAAGCAATTTTATAAAGGCGTTGCTAAAATGGTAGAACGTCTATCTACAGATGAAGACCCACTGTTTTTTGATGTAAATGCAAGCGCCACTGTTTCTGATTTTAGAAAAGAGGCAAAATCACTTATACCAGCAATAATTACTGAATTTGCTGGAGCAGATATAACAACAGAAAGAACGCAACTTCGAGGCGACAGATCAAGAGTTGTTGTTGTTGATACGCCCAATACTGCGCTTGGTGTTAGAGAATACCAGCTTGGTCGTTTGTTAATTAACGGTGGCGTAGAAATAATACCAAATACGTTATTTAATGATGACACACCAGAAATTGCACAAGCAATTGGAAGAGCAAAACCAGACATTCCAATTACAATTGCAACGGTTGAAGAAAAATCTGAAACACCATTAAGAGATAAAGTTGTAGGTGGTCAAAAAATTCGAACATTTAAAATTAAAAACCCAGATGAACCATCAACAGGATTTGAAAAAAGAATTTCTGAAATGAGTGAAACAGATTTTCGTTCATTTAGTGCACGAATAATGCAAGACACAAATTTAATAAGTAAAAATCAATTAGATTTCTTAATTGAAACGATGAAGGTTAGAAACTTGCAAATACCAAAAAAGGTGCGTGAAGAATATTTCAAAAGAAAAGGTGAATAATGGCTGAGTACAATCCTAGACCGTTAACTGACCCAACTTTTGATTACCCCACTACAACGACTGAGGTTGCGTATGCTGACATTTCTCGTTGGAAAGACCCTCTTATGGCGCATTTTCATTATGCTCATGGAGCCAAGCGTCAAGACTTTGACCGACAAGCGAGTGCTTTTTACGCGCCAATACAAACAGAATTAAATCTTACAAATACAAAACGAGAGTGGCTTGCTAAGCAAGAGCTATGGGCTAAGTCACAAGCTGATAGAAAGGTGTTTGAGCAAGCAACGTTAGGGCAAATGTTTCTTGCTGCGCCCCTTAATGCTGCAAACATTCCATATTTTAGGCTGCTTAAAGGCGCCAACATGCTTTCTAGCGTTGGAAATGCTGCTGTAACGGGTGGTGTTATTTCTACTAGCGAAGAGGTTCTTAGGGCTTCTGTGCTTCCTGATTATGATCCTAGAGAGGGCGCGTTTAATATTGCTACTACAACCGCTTTAGGTACAGCATTTGTTGCTGGAGGTTATACTGGCAAAAAAGCAGTGCAAAATTTATTTGATAGCTCTCATCGCAGATTTAATCAGCACTCCCAAACGATTACAGAAATGGAACGATTTATTGCAGATGAGGCTCGCCTAAAAGAAACTGCCAAAAAATCTAATGAGCGAGTAAATTTACTAAAGTCTGTTGGACTTAATGAAAAATCTTCTACAGAAGCTCTAAGAAATACATCTATAAGTTTAAATCAAAGAATTGAGGGGAATCTTAGAATGCTAAAAGATGACTCTTCGCCTTTAAGCGTTGAGGCAAAATCTAGCGTTCTTGAGGAAATTAATGGTTTAGTTGGTGATCGTCGCATTATTATTGACGAGATTAACATGCGCCGTTTGGATGAAGGTTTATCACAGATTGATGATCCTTGGGGAATTGCTACAAGTTTTTTTGATTTTGTAGATATAATGCCAACTCCTTTAAAGTCTATCACAAAATACAAGATTCCAAAAACTGCTTCAAAGGAACTTAAAAGTGCAATTAATAATTTAAAACGCACTTCTATTCTTATGGCTGGCGATAGCTCTATGTTATTTGCTGGGCAAAAACTTGGATTAACATTACCTCCAAGTGTTCATATTCAAAATCAACTCAGAAAAGCTGACGTTGTTAATTTAGAAAATCAACTTACAACGCTGTGGAAAGATGCAACTGATGCACCTCGCGTTGCGCCTAATGTAGCTCGCAGACTTCTAAGATCGGCTCCTACTTTAGACGAATGGATTGATACAGTTAATATTAAAAGAATTAAAAACGATCAAAACATGAGTCCAAAAGAAGCTGAAGCGGCTCAACTTCTTACACGATATTACAATACAATACGTGATGAAGGCGAATTGTCTGGTGTTTTGGGTTCTGGTCAATTTATTGAAAGCAGGATTCAAATTAAAAAACTTGCCTTAAATACAGCAAAACAAAAATTAGCAAAACATAAGCAAGCTAAATTCCAACAGGCTATAGATCACTTTAAAGTTCGAGTTAAGCAACTTGAAGAAGAGGTAAATGAGTTACAGAACAGTTTAGATTTTATAAATAAGGGTCCAATAAGGCCATCTGGTGCTGATGAACCGTATTTTCTTCGTCAATGGAATGTTGATAAAATTGCAAAAGATGAAAGGGGATCAAAAGAGCTTCGCAGGATTTTAACTGATTATGTTAGACGAAATCCTTATGGCATTGAGTATAATAATAAATCAGGTTTGTATGAGCCAAAAGATTTAACAGGAAATATACCAGCGCAAGACGCTTATGTTGATAGTGTTATACGATCTATTCTTTCTGACAATGATGTTTCTCGCAGCGCAACGTCCAGAAGCACAAATTACCCTAGTAGATCAATTGCTATAGGTAACGCAGAGGTTATTGATTTTATTAACACCAATGCACGTGAAGTTGCTCGCACTTATACAATGAGAATTGGAACAAAAATAGATTTTGCAAAACAATTTGGAAATAGAACATATAATGATTTGGCAGATGAAGTATTTGACGATTTAATTGAAAACGGAATGTTAGTTAGAAATGCTGATGAGTTAAGAAAAAACCTTACAATTCTTTACCAGCGTATTACTGCAACAACTCTTAGTGATCCATCAAGCCTTAGCAATCGTGTTGTTCAGTTTTTAAAAGAGTTTACATCTTTGAACTATTTGGGTGGCGCTGGTCAAACAGCTATTGGTGATATTCCTAAGATTGTTATGGAGAATAGTTTTAAAGATTTATTTAAAGGGGCTATTGCAACATTTGACAGTGCAGCTTGGCAGCGTCAGTTAAAAGAGGTGCAGACTGTATATGCAGAAGCGTTAGAATTATCTCTAGGCGTTGTTCAGCAAAAGATTCTTGAAGATACTGGGTCTCAAGTAGGTTCTAAAGCCTGGTCTCAAATTAAAGATTTAGGTTTTATTCTTAATGGTCTTGGTCCAATGACTGTTGGGTTAAAGTCTTTGTCTGGTTCTTTGTCTGTTCATAGGTTTTTAGATATTGCAAAGCGTGTGTCAGATGGCTCTGCTTCTAAGTTTGACCTAGAGTATATGGCACGATATGGCCTTACACCTAAACATATGAAGGAAATTATTCGAAAAGCGCCAATTGAACAAACTCCTAATAAATTAAACATTGCAAATATTACTGATTGGCCTGTTTCTGGTGTTTCTGCTGATACAATTTCAGCATTTAGAGCTGCTGTATCTTCAAGTGTTGGTAATACTATTCTTAGCTCTTCTCCTGCAACAAGGTTTACTTATGCTGATGGTTCTATATTTCTTAGAATAAATACTGCTCGTAAATTTTTGCCAAATATTCAAGAAGACCCTGATTTTAAAGGTTATGCGCGTTTTGAATCTGGTATTATGACTTTGCCATTTCAGTTTTACAATTATTCTATGTCTGCATTAACAAATATTTTGCAAACAACTGCTCAAGGTCAGACTAAATCACGTTTTGCAGGTTTTGCCACAATGATTGGCATGGGATATATGATTGCCAAGTTAAAAACGCCAGAATGGGCATGGAATGACATGAGCTATGATGAGCGTTTTGCTGCGGCTGTTGAGCGTAGTGGCATTGCGTCTATTTATGGTGATATTGCATTGAATAGTATTCGTGTAAGCGTTCAGCTTGGTCTTAATGACCCCGAAAATGATTATGTAAATTTACCTTTCTATGGAAAAGAAGGTTATTTAGAGGCTGCAACTACTATTCTTGGCGCTGGTGCATCTTCTGTAAAAGATTTTGCTGATGCTTCTACAAAAATGGCAAGTGGTGATTATGCTGATGCTGTTAAGGAGTTTTATTTGATGTTGCCTTTGGCTGAATTGTTCTGGATTAAGGATGATTCTAGGGCAATGATAGACTATGCAACAAAGTCTGTCTTTGAAACGAGATAATTTGTGCGTTGATATTTCTTTGTTTTTATACAACAAGAAATAAAAAAAGGAGACAGACATGGCAACATTAGCAGACAGGGTCTACGACAATGGCCTTACAGTTTTAGATACGGAAGCTAATCGCGTTGACATTTGCAGCGCAGAACCAGCAACTTACACAGCCGCAACATCTACAAATACACTAGGCAATACAACCAGCATTACAATATCAGCACCTACTGATGGCGATACATCTGGGCGTAAAGTTACACTTAGCGCTATTTCTGGTGGTTCTGTAACTGCAACTGGCACAGCAACGCATTATGCAATTACTGATACAAGTAACTCACGTTTGCTTGCAACTGGTTCTTTATCATCATCTCAGTCCGTAACATCTGGAAATACATTCAGCTTAACAGCGGTTGATATAGAAATTCCTGATCCAGCATAAGAGTTAAGATATGGTCACTCTTGTTAATCGGGCAAAAATGTCCACCAGTACCACGGGTACTGGAACGATAACTTTGGGTTCTGCTGAAACTGGTTATCAGACTTTTGCTGATGCAGGGGTGGCTGATGGTAATGTGGTTCGTTATGTCATTGAGGATGGCAATGACTGGGAAATTGGCTCAGGCACATATACAAGCTCTGGAACCACTCTTTCGCGCACGGTAGACGAAAGCAGCAATGCTGATGCTGCCTTGAATTTAACTGGCTCTGCGGTGGTGTTTATCACGGCTGCGGCTGAGGATATTCCTTCGCTTGAGTTGTATGCTGAGAACCCAAGCAGCCCTACTGCACCTAGTGCTACTGGTACGAATGCTGTGGCCATTGGTGACCAGAGTGTGAGTGCTGGGACCAGAAGTATTGCGTTGGGCGACTCCTACGTCTCTGGCACTGACAGCTTAGCAGCCGTTATAGCAGACAACACCTCAACTTATGGTGCTACTGGTACTAACTCGGTGGCTATAGGATATCTTTCAAAGGCAACTAATAATTACTCTTTCTCCTTGGGCTTCGGTCCAACTGCATCAGGTGTTGGGGCTGTAGCTGCTGGTTATACTGCTACATCTACTGGCAGCTATTCCGTAGCTCTTGGCAGGTCTAGGTCAACTGGTAATGATAGTTTTTCTGCAGCAATTGCTAGCACGTCAGCGTCATATGGGTCTAGCGGTAGCAACGCAGTTGCACTTGGGACAAATGCTAAAGCATCTGCACTTGGGTCTTTTGCCGCTGGTGGTACAGATGCTCAAGCAACTGGAACAAGGTCGATTGCTATTGGAGGCTATTTCCCCGTAGCGTCTGGTGATTACGCTATTGCACTTGGTTGGGCTGGTGTTCCTCAAGACAGAAAAATGGGCTACTCTCAACTGCGATTTACGACATCTGGGGACGCACAATTAGGGACAGTAGTGCTTGCTGCAGCAACAACGGATGCAACGCCTACTGTTTTGTCCTTTGACAACTTTACGTCCTCAAACATCGTCATCCTCCCCAACAACTCAGCCTATGCCTTCCATGGCACTATCGTAGCGCGTCAGCAAGCATCTGGTGGCACTGCAAGTGCAGCATGGAAGATTGAAGGCTTAATCCGCAGGGAAGGTTCTGCTGGTACAACGGTGCTAGTCAACAGTGCAACAACTGTCCTAGACAACACACCATCATGGGGCATGGCTCTAAGTGCTGACACAACAAACGGTGGCTTGGCAATCACAGCGACTGGTGCAGCCTCTACAAATATTCGCTGGGTGGCTACGATCCACACATCTGAAGTAACCTACGCCTGATAGGAGAAGCCAATGGCTATTCAAAACAACATCGAAGAAGGGTCAAGCCAATATGGTATCGCCTTCAACAATGCATACTACCGTATCGTAACGGCAAGTGTATCACGTCAACGCGGCAGTGATCCTAAGTTTTCAGTGATGATTGACTTATCAGCATATGCAACGTCAACGCCTACTGATGATACTCGTGAGGTAGACTTTAAACGGTATCATGCAGATTTAGATGCTGTTAATGCTTCATCAGGAGATGCTTTCCTTGATAAGTGCTACTCTTGGGTGATGGCTCAGGATGACATGGCGGGATCGACTGCCGTTTAAGGAGTAACTTATGGGCATTGTAATTGACTACACCAGCGACTTCTTTCAGCCATCCCCATCAGCAGAGAAGGTTGGAACTATTACGACTGGCAGCATTGATCTAGGCAGTGGAAATGTGTTTAGCGATGCCCCTTCTGCCAATGTAACTTATACCTTTAGCAGCCCACCTGCGACTGGCAATGCTTATGGGTTTACGTTGAAAGTAACGCCATCAGCAACTGTAACTATTACTTGGCCTACGTCTGTTGATTGGGCAGGTGGAACAGCACCAACTGCACCTGCATCTGGCGAGACAGACATCTTTGCGTTTTATACGCAAGACGGCGGTACGACTTATTATGGTTTCCAAGCTGGGGATGCAATGGCATGAGTATCGCACGGTTGATGCAGCAAGCGGCGGCTGGTGTGCCTGTTTCTTCTGCGGTTGACCCCTATTTTAGCAACGTCACATGCTTGCTTCATTTTGATGGAGCAAATGGTGGGACTACCTTTACGGATTCCTCTGGCAACTGCACGATAACAGGCAATGCAAACGCCCAGACAACTACGTCTCAAGTAAAGTATGGCACAGCTAGTTTGGACTGTAGCGCAGGAAATGCGTATGTTTATGTATCATCGGCAACAACTGGCGTGATGGATTTTGGGACAGGCGATTTTACGATAGAGTGCTGGGTGTATAGAACAAGTTCTGGTTCTAGAGATTTCATTTGTGACAGCCGTAAAAATGTAGGTAATAGCGGGTCGTTTTTTCTGCGTGTAGACACTGATAATAAATTGCACTGGGCTGCAAACGGCACCTCTAACAGTGCAAAAAGCACAAACACTGTGGCAATAAACCAATGGGTTCATCTGGCTGTTGCCCGTGAGGGAACAGACATTCGCTTGTTTATTGACGGAAACCTTGAAAACACTTCTACGTTGTCCTCCAGCCTTGTTGATGAAACAAACGGAACGTATCCCCCAATCATTGCTACTACTGGTTTTACTTGGGGTGGAACCAGCCCAGCACTTAATGGGTATATGGATGATTTTCGTATAACTAAGGGCGTGGCAAGATACACAGCCAGCTTTACTCCCCCGACATCCGCATTCCCAGACAGCTAAGGATCACCCAAATGTACGTTAAACTCACAAACGGCCAGCCTGACCAATTCCCTTACAGTGTCGGACAATTTCGCCGTGATAATCCTCAAACGTCGTTCCCCAAGGATATTCCTGTAGAAATACTGAATAGCTATTCAGTGTATCCTGTAACAGAATTAACTAAGCCTGACTACGATCCACTGGTGCAGAGCATATTGCGTGATGCTATGCCAGAGCTAGAAGCTAATAGTAATGAGTGGCAAGTAGGTTACACTGTAGAGAGCAAACCGCAGGACGAAGCTGAACGTAATGTCCGCAGCAAGCGTGACCATTTGTTAGCTGAAACAGATTGGATGGCATTGTCTGACGTAACTATGTCAACAGAAATGCAATCGTATCGACAGGCACTTCGTGATATAACAGATCAACAGGGCTTTCCGTATAGCGTCACTTGGCCCACTAAACCGTAGGAGTAGCACATGCTTGGCTTCAGTCCCTTAGCATCAGCCGCCCTAGCAGATGATGGGGTTGTAGCAGAACAGGCTTTTGGTCTTGATGCTATTACAACAGGCGCTCCTGTTGTTGACAGTTCAAGTATTACTGAAGTTCACAGTCTTACAGCTACTTCGATTACAACTGCTGCACCTATTGTTGATACCCCAACTTTAGCGGAAAGTAATGAGCTAACTAGCACCTCTATTACAACTGGTGCTCCTATTATTGATAGCTCTACGCTTACACAAAACCATGTATTAACATCTGTTTCAATTACAACGGGTATTCCTACTGTTGATGCACCTTCTATTGGTCAGATAATTAATTTAACTGCAAATCAAATTACAACGGGCTCTCCTGTAATAGATAGTGCTGATTACTTTATTCAATTAACAGCAGATGAAATTATAACTGGGAATCCTTTAGTTGATCAGCCCACCATTACTCAAGATCATAGTTTAAGTGGTGAGCAAATCACAACTGCTGCACCTACCGTTGATGAAACAGATTACTTTATTCAATTAACAGCAGATCAAATTACTACTGGCGCAGTACAGATTGATGCTTCTACGGCCACTGAAAACAATGTTCTTACTGGTATAT